TTCCAAGTTGAGTTAGCAGGTTCTGGTACTGCTGCTACAGCACCACGTTTTAGCAGCCTGCTGAAGGCGTGCGGAATGGCTGAAACCACAACTGCTGCTGCTATTACCGGCACGGCCCAGGCGGGCTCTGCTGGCAGCATTACGCTTGCGGCTGCTGCTAGCGCAACAAATGATATTTATAATGGCATGATTATTACGATTACAGGCGGCACTGGTAGCGGTGGTGTTGGCGTAATTACTGATTATGTAGGTAGCACTAAAGTTGCAACGGTGCAAAAATCAACCGCAACATTTACGCCAGGTGCTTCTAGCACTTATAGCATTGCAGCTAACGTAGGTTACAAGCCAGTTAGCGCAAGCTTTGATAGTGCATCAATTTACTTTAATAATGATGGCGTGTTGCATGTTATCACAGGCGCACGCGGTACATTTGTATTAAATGCTGAAGTAGGCGAGATACCAACCATTGAATTTACAATGCTTGGCATTTACAATGCTCCTACTGATACAGCCGCACCAGCCACTACATATACCAACCAAGCAACGCCTTTAATCTTTAAAGCTGGTAGCACTACCGCGTTTTCAATTTTGGGTTACAGCGGTTGCTTGATGTCGCTTGAACTTGATATGGCGAATGAAACCGTTTATCGGGAACTGGTTGGCTGCGATAAATCAGTAATTATTACTAACCGTGCTGTTGAAGGCACTTGCATGATTGAAGCGCCGACAATTGCCCAAAAAGATTTCTTTACTATTGCCAACGATGATACCACCGGCATTTTAACCATGTTGCATGGTACGACTGCTGGCAATCGCGTTACGCTATTGGCGCCAAAGGTTGACATTGGCAACCCTTCATACGAAGATAGCGATGGCATCCAAATGCTAAGCTTGCCATTTGCCGCTATTCCTACTAGCGCAGGCAATGACGAAGTTTCACTAACCTTTGCTTAAAGCATCCAATGGCATTTGTATTAAAGCAATCCAGCAGCTATAGCTGGCCGGTTAGCGTTAAGTTACCGGCTGATGGCGGCAAGTTTGAAAAGCAAACCTTTGATGCTCAATTTAAACGGTTGCCACAAGCACGCATTAATGAAATTCAAGTTGATGTGCAAACACGTATTAAAGCAGCAGAACGCAATGAACCGTTAGAAGGTGGCATCAGTGACCAGTCAATTGCCAATGAATTATTGGTTGGATGGTCTGGTGTAGTAGATGGCGATGGCGATGAAATTTTATTTTCTGAAGAATTAAAAGAACAATTGCTTGATATCCCAACAGTAGCAGCAGCTATTATTGTGGCTTATTTTGATAGTTTGACTGGAAGTAAAGCAAAAAACTAATAGGCGCTGCCCAGCATTGGATTAAGGGCGGCGTGATTGATAAAACGTTTGATGATGCTGCGGTATTAGGTGTCCAACTTGACCATACGCCTGAACCAGAGTATTTTGAAATTGAACCTGAGGCATGGCCAGCAATGCAGGCATTCCTTGCATGTCAAACCCAATGGCGAATGGGTCCAAATGGACCAGTAGGGTTAGATTACACAGCAGTGGCGTGGGTGTTTAGACTGTATAAGATAGCCAACCCAGCCGCTGTGCTTGCTGATATGCAAATCATTGAAAACGAAATTTTGGCAGCTATTCACAAAAAGGAGGGCTGATCATGGCGCTTGATATGAATGCTGCTGTAAAAATCCAAGCTAGTGTCGATGGCATTGCATCCATTAATGGGCTAGAAAAAAGTTTAGACCGTGTTGATAAGCAGGCAGGTGGTTTGCAGGGCACATTCAATCGAGTTAAAGGCGCCGCAGGTGGTTTAACTAGCTCATTAGGTGGATTGGTGCCTGCGATTGGGTTAGCGGGCCTTGGCGCCTTAGGTAAGCGGTCAATTGATGCAGCAGATAATTTAAATGATTTAAGCCAGCGCACTGGTGTTGGGGTTGAAACGCTGGATAAATTTGGCAAGGCTGCTAATGATAGTGGCAGCAGTTTAGAAGAAGTAGCAAAATCAATGGGTAAGCTAGCTAAAGGCATAGTTGACCCGGCCTCAAAAGCTAGCGAAGCATTGAAATCTATTGGCGTTAGTTCAACTGATGCGCAAGGCAAGATCCGTGGCGTTGATGCCATCATGTTGGATTTAGCTGATAAGTTTTCTAAGA